AGGCTCAAGTAGTATTGGCTGCACAAGACCTAGTGGACAAGATGCAAGACATGGTAGAAGAAGTCAGTGAATTGCAATTCAAAGACTTGCCTGCCTTGGTTGAAAGCATCAAGAATCAAGTTGGCGTGGACCAAGCCATGCAATTCAACACTGACGCCACTGGCGCATTGGCTGGCTTGCTGCAAAATCTACAAGGCGCCAAACAACAACTGGAAGCCGCGCTGGGTGTAGTAACAGGCACAGGCGGTCCAGACATGAGCGCCATTGCCAATGCTGGCGCTGCTGCTGGAGACCTAGGAGCTGCTGCTGGTGATATGGGCGCTGCTGCTGGTGACTTAGGATTGGACGCACCACCTCCGGGTGAAGGTGATCTCGAAGCTGCTGCTGAACCTCCAGCTGGAGCAGCGTTAGGTCGAGCACGTAGATAATGCGTATATTTGAAGTTGACGACTCTGCATCGGCAACTCCAAGTCCAAATCAATTGATGGGACTGGTTTCTTTTTTGGCTGGCCGTTCAGATGACACCAGTGCTCGAAAAGAAATCAGTCAAGATGCATTTGTGAGTTTGGCACAAAGTCTGAAAATCAATGTGAACAGACAAAATCTCGGTGATCTAATTGCACAACCACCATTGAGCAACATGCTGGAACCACTGGATCCCAATTCGGGTGTGATAACATTCAAAGGTGGCGAAGAAACTGATCCGGCCATGCCAGTGAATCGTGCTCAAGACATAGTGGCAGCAGCAGCCAAGTCAGCCATGAAACGCCCAATGTAAGCAAACTGGAGAAAACAATGGAAACTTTTTTAGTGAGCTCGCCACCGCGAACCGGAAGACATTACCTGCATGCATTAATGCTTAGTACAGCTACAAATACAACCACAGCTGGAAATATAATACTAACTCATAATCCGTGGTATGAACTTGACTACAGCGGTACCTGTTTGATATTGTTGTCTCGGCAAGACAAAACAGCAGCAATATTATCACAGATGATAGGCAAGCGCACGAAGCAATGGACAGAATATGAAATCACACCGGATCCATTTCTAGTAGATTGCGATCTGGGATCAGATTTATATCATGCTTATATGTTTAATCGCTGGTATCAAAAATCTCATGATCTTTCTAGACCATATGCAAAAATACAATATCTTTATTTTGAGGACTTTGTTGACAATCATGATCATGTATTTTCAACACTTGGTCTGAGTCCAGTTCGCAATGTGGTGTTACCACAAAAAAGCCCGTATGGTTACCGGGATATAATTATCAATTACCAAGATTGTATTCAAGCCATTCAGCAATGGGATATAGAAAATCACCCCTTTGTAACAGTTACTCAACCACATTTAAGAACCAGCACTTGACCAAACAGCTATGTGAATTAACATAAATGTAGTACAATCAGTTTGTTAAGATAAAAATTCTCGGAGGTAATTATGGCTTATTCAAATCAAGTAATCGATCATTATGAAAATCCACGCAACGTAGGCAGCTTTGCCAAAGGCGATGCGGATGTGGGCACAGGCATGGTGGGAGCACCTGCTTGTGGTGATGTGATGAAACTACAGATCCGCGTAGAGAATGGCATCATCACAGATGCACGATTCAAAACTTACGGCTGCGGATCAGCAATTGCCTCGAGTAGTCTGGTAACAGAGTGGGTCAAGGGCAAAACCCTGGACGAAGCCGCAGCTCTAAAAAATTCAGTGATTGCTGAAGAACTTGCGCTGCCCCCAGTCAAGATCCATTGTAGCATCCTTGCAGAAGATGCCATCAAAGCAGCAGTGGCAGATTATCGTAGCAAGCATGATCTCGTTCACTGAAACGGCCAGCAACAAAATCCAACGACTATTGAAACAACGCGGTGGTGCTGGCATACGACTGGGTGTGAAAACTACAGGTTGCTCAGGACTGGCTTATGTGTTAGAATACATAGACACATGCACCGACGATCCCACCACGATAAACTATGCCCAACCCAATTTTGCTGTGATAGTGGACAAAAAACATGAAGTATATCTTTTGGGCATGACCATAGATTATGTGCGCCAAGGACTCAACGAAGGATTTGAATTTTCAAATCCCAACGAGCGTGATCGTTGTGGTTGCGGAGAAAGTTTCAGAGTGTGAATTCATTAGCAGTTTTTGGATGCAGTTGGGCTGCGGGTGTTGGTGTGTTAGATTCTAACACATTTGGATCACGCCTGGCAGCAAAATTACCCACAACCGATTTTATCAATTTAGGCATAGCTGGATCCAGCAACAGCAGATCAGTGTTGCAACTGCTTGAGTATGTCAAACGCACCGACATACCTGTGGAAAATTCAATAGCAGTTTTTTTAGTAACAACGCCGGCAAGAGAATGTGTGATCACCCATGATTACCCAACCCCTGCACGTACCATTGATATAAAGTCTGGGCAACCAGGTAAACTTGTTCACAGTTGGGAAAGACATTTCTCGTCAATACCTAATCTTAATTTTAATCTGCACAAAAATATATTGAGCACACAAGCCATATGTCGACAGTACAACATCCGCGATTATTACATTGTTGGGTGGTCTGATATTGATTTGCAATTGCCAGGCATTGACACTGCCAAGATATATCATAAATCTTGTGTGCAACTGTTTGGGTATCATGATCAGGCGCACTATCTTAAACAGCCGCCAAATCAATACAATCAATACTTGCGTGAGTGTGGCCACCCAAGCGAATTGGGTCACGAATTAATTGCACAAACATTACACAACTGGATAACTGAACCAACCAATGTACAATCCAAAATTTAATTATCAACCCATACCCCGAGTCACAATAGAAGGCAAAAGATTCTACGCCACACCAGATGGCAACAACTTGCCATCTGTAACCACCATTCTTGACAAGACTAAAAGTGAAGCCAGCCGCGCAGCACTACACAATTGGCGACGTACTGTGGGTGCAGAAAAAGCTCAACAAATCACCACAGAAGCTGCCAATCGTGGCACACGCATGCACACCTATCTTGAAGATTATGTCAAAACAGGTGCCATAAAAGAACGTGGCTCAAATCCATTCAGTTGGCCCAGCCACGAAATGGCCAAAACTGTGATTGCCGAGGGATTGAAAAATGTGAATGAATTTTGGGGCATCGAAGTTCCACTGTATTTTCCAAAGATCTACGCAGGCACAACCGACGGTGCTGGCATACATCTCAATGAAGAATCAATATTGGATTACAAGCAGACCAACAAGCCCAAAAAACGCGAATGGATTGACGATTATTTTGTGCAGTTATGCGCCTATGCAGAAGCACACAACGAACTGCATGGCACAAAAATACGCAAGGGTGTGATCCTGATGTGTGTGAAACCTGATCTTGATGTGAATCACAATCTTGTCAGCCAGCCGCAATATCAAGAGTTTGTGTTAGAGGGCACAGAATACAATCGATATTGTGATCAATGGTGGCGCAAAGTAGAAGAATACTACACCAAACACATATAGTTGCCCTGGCCCTGCCGGGCTAAATATGTGATACCTCAAGGAATCACATCGTGGCAATTGTACAAATTTCAAGAATCACCCAACGAAAAGGTCTGACTACAGATCTACCGCAACCGCTGGCCGGTGCGGAATTTGGCTGGGCCACCGACGAACGCCGATTGTTCATCGGAAATGGCACTATCGAAGACGGTGCTCCTATCGTGGGCAATACTGAAGTATTGACAGAATTTTCTGATGTGTTGGCCTTTACCACAGCCTACACTTATCAAGGTGCTGCTGCTGGATACACAGTACAAACCGGTGCCAGTGCCAGCGTGCCTATAGCACAAAGTATTCAACAACGTCTTGACAGTTATGCAGTGATCACTGATTTTGGTGCCATGGGCGACGGAGTCACTGATGATACTGCTGCTATCAATCGGGCTCTTTATCAGTTGTATTGTCGTGAATCCAACACAGCTATTCGCCGTAGTTTGTTTTTTCCAGCTGGCACATACATTGTGACAGATACCATTGCCATTCCGCCTTATGCATTGTTGTATGGCGAAGGCTCCAACTCCAGTATTGTT